TTCCGCAATAACAAGTATTGGAAATGGATAGAGCACCGGGATTTCTTGTGACCGAAAGTGGCTTGTTTACCAGGAAAGGGAACCAATCATCATTGATTGACTGGCTAAATGTACCTGTGAAGTGCATATGGTTTATTGCCTGGTAACTTAATGTATGCTTATACTCGCCACCGTACGTGGCAAAATTGGTCGTGCATGTGTTTGTACCGTCATTACCTTGACCAGCACCTACCATGGTCCTAGCTCTTAAGTCTGGTAGTGCGTAATAAGCACCTGTAGGTGAAGGTGCACCGCCCGATGTAGTTCGAGGTCCCCACTGCGTGCCGAGTAGATCTCGAAGCTCTGGATAAGCTGAACCTAAGAATCTGCGCTCTGAGAATAAGTTAATCCACTTATCATCTGGTATACTAGACTGACCACCTGCCCATGGTATGATTGTACCGACAGGAGAGGTATCACTGAAAACTAATGCAGTGCCGTCTCCAGGTACCGCTTCTGCCCACGTTAGGTTACCAGATCCATCTGTCCGAAGAAAGTTCCGTGGAACTTCGGTTGCTGGGAAATTGTATGGTATGCTATTAATAGTAACTTGACCAGTAGATACAGATAACCTATTTGATACTTGCACCGCCGGCGAAGCAACACTACTAGTAGCAGTAATGCCTCTCACAGTATAATCACTGTCATTATCAAGGGCTCTATTATTAACAGCGTTGTCGGCTAATAGATCGTTTCCGATAGTACGTGCTTTGATCTGAGCATTTGTAATTGATTTATCGGCAATCTTATCAGCTGTCACTGCCTGTCCAGCTAGCTTAGTGTTAGTTACAGCTGAGTTGGTTATGTTATTAGTCTTAACTATACTATCTGTTAAGAGATTACTTACCTGAATCTTTTTAGAGATGCCTGTATCATTAGAGGATTCTCTACTGTTAATAATAATCTCGTTAACATCACTATTAACATTAATCTCGTTGAGTTCAGATATACGAATATCACTTGCCATATTATTATTTATTACAATAACGTAATATTATCGCCGTCAGGGTCAGTTATTACTCTATTAATAGCACTTAATCCATAACCTGATGTTGGGTATGAGTAGAGGAAGTCAGTATCACTAGAGATAAATATATTATTCGGGTCAGTAGTACCTGGTACGTACCCGGTTGAAACAAGCGTACCGTATGTATACACAGTAGCGTCTGGTGGTAATAAATTAGTCTGATTAAAGGTTATTTTGATCGGATCATAACCTGTAACTATATTAGTAAATTCGTTACCTGTACCAACTATACCTAGATTATTAAAACCATCCGTGATTACATCAAAGAATGTCTCGTATGTCGATAGAACGCCAGTTTCTAAAGTAGTCGCTGGTATATAAGGTATGGCTAAATCAGTATAGTTAATTAAACTAGTAGATGAGAGATCTGTTATGGCCGTATCCTGGCCGGATATGGAGAAAGCAAAAGCATACCGTCTACCAGTATGACCTTGTAACTGAAAACCACCGGCACTTAACCCAATATCACCGAATGCTGACAACGCGCTCGATGGAGACAGCTCAGTCCTTGCTAAGAAGGAGTCATCAGGATACAGGACTGTGTCTTCAGGGTCAGTATTAAGATAAATACCGGACAACACGCGAGACGACGGTTGAAGTTCAAAGTACGTTAACGGGTAAATAATATTTTCATCCGTCTCTACGTTAAAGTACGGTACAGCACTCCCACCTACAGTAAACAACTGGCTGTTGAGGATTTCTATGTTTCTATCTACAATATTCTCCGGTGTAGTTCTAAACTCGATAATATGAGTTGCTGATAAAGGCCCTGTATTCTGATCTACTTGCTCATATTTAATAGCAATATTAGCTGATAAAGTAGTATAGGTTGATGCGGTGGTAAAATATGTATGTGATATACTAGTAAACGGTAAAGTATTGGTAACACCACCACTAAATTTAGCTGAATATGTGGTAATGCCACTAGACGCCGGGTCCCCGAAATCGATTTCGACGCTATTGAATCCAGGTTTATCTGAGTGAAAGTCTATTATATCACTCTGTATACCAGATAGCAGAAAAGTGACTACCGTATTACCTTGTATCGCTTCTCTTGATATAAAATTAACGCTACTATCTTGAGGTTGATAGTTAGATAAGTTTACGGTTAATGTATGTTTAGAATCTAAGTGTGCCATAGGTCAGGTCTTGTGCAGGCTCGGATGTTATACTCCGTGCGTTAAAGTTATTTATAAACGTATTAGGGGAATAAAAGTTTATAGTCTTGGTAAAGTTATCCGGGGCTATTATATAGTTGTCAGTAACCGTAAATATATCACCGTCGAGTTCAAATACTAGTATATGTATAAAGCAAGTATGATTTAAGTCCCTGAAGTTAGTGATCGATATAAACTTGCCTTGCTTATCATTATAGGCTAACGCGATGTTCGTTATCTCAACAATATTAGTATCAAGGTTGAAGGTAAAATTATCGGCGAAATAACTCTGATTCTGTGATGTGTTAGTTACGAGATTTACTTCTCTCTTAGTATCCTTATTATACTTGAACATCTCGAACTGGAAGAACTTAATATTCGTCGGTGATGTTGTAGATGGGTCACTAGTTAGTTTGATATAGAAGATGTCACTGCCTAATCTAGTAGGGTTACTGAGATTACTTATAGGTGTGGTAGCTTGATCAACTATTATCTCTTTAGTATACGGCCTAACCGTTGCAGTGAATTCTGCCGGGCTGAATTTACCATTTGTATAGTCGATACTATCAATGACAAGGTAATTGGCCGTTTTAAAGAAGAATATGGTCTCAAAAATATCTAAATCTTGATACTCACCACTTTCCAATTGCCCCAATAAGATAGGATCATAAGCGAATCGACTAAAAACAGTGCCGAATTCATCTGCTATAGGTTTTATTGTGCTGTTAAGGACGTTACTAACTTCGATCAGCTTACCTTTATGTCTAATGCCAGCTAATGTTTCTTTTCTATTATCAGTAGATACGGTTTCAAATACTGTTGAATACCTATCTTGGACTGGTTCAACTCCTTCAAAATTATCTAAATTTCTATTACCAGCATCTGTAACGTTAGTAATATAAAACTGATTACCGTATATATCACCGACTTCTTTAACGATCTGGCTCGGGACATTAAGTTTCTCAATACCTACCAATGGGGTGATATTATTAGGCTCAAACAATCTCTGTTCAGTAGTATTATATGAGTGGAATGTTTGGTCCTTACTATCTACCTCAGGCAAAAATCTACCAAACGAAGATGATACGTTTTTAAACCTATTAAATGTACTATTGAATATTAGCGGATTAGCTCTCACACGACCACCAACGCCCTCTATTGAACCATACCTAGATGGGTTTGGTATGACGTATGTGGTATTACGTTCAAAATCGTCCGGTACAATATAGCTACTAAAGTCGCACTCCATTTTAAGAGCACCTCTTATAGATGGTTTAAAGAATAGGCCTACGCTTCTCTCACTCTTAAACGAGTCACCAGTAACTGCTAGTGTTGAAGGGTGGTTAATATTCAATAAGTTTCTATGCGGATACTTAGCTGTGAATAGTTTTTCGTATACATAATCCGTACCATCACCGGTAGAGATATAATACATATCAGTACCTTGAAAGTTAACGGGAATCTCTTTTGTAAAATTGTAGTTTAAATCCGACCTATCACCGGTATTTTGATACCCTATAAATTGATCAGGTTGTAATAATGATAGATCCGGTTGATTGTAGGTAACTAGTAAGCCTGGAATCTCTTCTAGCTCTACACCATCGGTGTTTATTATATCAATAATAGCCTCATCGTCGTTTATATAGAAAGAGCTACTTATCGTATTTGTATTAGATGTAAAATAGTCGGATCTATCGCCTGAGATTGTATCATAAAAAGTCGGAGACTCCTTCGGGTCCAAGTCGTAATAATCGTTAAACGTATCATACACTCTTTCAAAACTAATATCGATACTATTAACGATGTCTTCAGGCGTCCTCTTATTAGGGTTAATACCCGGAGCCACATCATCACCGTAGTATATATCAAGTATTTGGTCCTTGATAAAGGTCACCGCACCTCCATCGGTACCCTTTTTCTTAATATACTCTAAGTTACTGGTTATGCTAGCACGCTTCTTTTTAAAGTATAAAGCTATTTCTTTAATCTTCGATGTAAAGAATGGTAGTGCAATTGTTAGTTGCTCGTTATTGTTTAAATCTATATTATCGAAATAACGCTTCTCCTCGTTAGTGAAAAAGAGTAAGTTTATCTCTGATAAGAAATTAATAAACTGCGTTCTAACATTTACGTTAATAGAAACTAACGAGGTATTTGTATACGCCTCCCAATATTGTAGGTATCTCTGATAACTTGATAACTCATTCTCTTTATCATTAACATCAGCGTACTTTAAATAATCAAGAAAGGAGAAAGGTTCATTTAAATCTCTCTTTGCATCATCTAAAGTGTTTGTTACACTGAAGTATACGGTAGTATCGCTTAAGGCAGGCATATAAAATATTTATTCTCGAATTACGATCCTGATATAAGACCTAGGTTAGTATATAGATTATGAGAAATAACTTTTTCCGCTACACCCCATTTATCAATGTACTGGTTATAAGAAGTTAGGCTATTTAGATACGTGTTGTTTGCATTATCAAAATCAATAAATTTCTGTAGATAAGAACCTTCTATCGTATCTATAAAGTCGTAGAATTGGTAGTACTTATTAATATCAATACCTGTAATATTATTAGGCATTACTAAGCCCCATCCCCAGGATCTATTATATGCTGAAAGTGGGTATGCATTATGACTTGTATAGTTAACATCAGTAGCACTTAAGATATTAGTATTAACCAATTTATACTGATTACTGAATTTTTCATACGCTAATATATTCTTTGAATTTGTACCAGTCTCGAGTAAGGTATCCTCTACTGGTAGAAGGTCTCCTCGATTCTTACCATAAAACTCTTTACTAATATAACCTTTTGAATCGTAATTACCTTGGAATTGATTCTTGCTACCCAGTTGCCGGCTTACACCAACAGATAGTATATCAATCAACCGCTCCAAGCTAGGTGGGAATTGCTGATTATACTCGTCCATAGTCATTGACAGTTGACTAACGAGAGAGTTTAGTGACTTAACGTTTGCATAATCAGGGTCATTAATGTTAGCGACGTAGTTACTGACTTTCTCGTGAATCTTTATACCTAAGGTCTCCGGGTAACTGCTACTATCGCCGACGATTTGGCCCAGTAGTTGATCCATGAAGATTGGTTCACGCTGTAACACGGGCTGTGTAGCTAAGTCCTTATAATTCTGCGCCTGGTTATTATCTTCTCCAATCTTTCTGATATCGTAGATCGGTTCTGCTGGATATACGTCAAATAATGTTGACACTCCTGAAACTGTATTGCTTGCATCAGAGTAGGTTACCTGAATTCTCAGATCTGTATCAGCGACAGATGTTTGTATAACACCCTTGAGGTAGCCACCGCCATCGCTAGCGCTGAGGTCCCCGTAATTAGTACGATATGTTGATTCACCGTCTAGGACAGCTGTACCATTACTTCTTATTAATTTTACCTCTAGATTAGCATCATCGACTATTATAAAATCCTCTATGGTATTTTGAACTTCTACTAATTCATTGATCGGTCCAGGTGTCTGGGTCCGTAGTAGCTCAAGTTCTTTCGTTAGCTTAGGGTACCTCTTTAAAGGTGCACCACTAAGATCGACCACTTTAGCAATAAAATATATATCTTGATTAACAAAGTTAATTTTAGGTATATTGAATGATGACAGAGATGTAATAAACCCTGTAATGCCGTTAGTAGTAATACTTAGAGTCTTATCTTGTAATGTCTCGGTCCTAGCTGATATAGAATATGAAATAGTAGCAGGACCTGCGTTGATTGTTGGTAGTGTATTGCTGGTACCTATCTCAACACTTTCAGGGTCAAGAAAAAAGCGCGGCTCAAAAGCAGCAAATAGTATAACATTATGTTCACCCATAAGATTATTTATGTATAATTTTAATCTTCATAGTAATAAAATGAAGTACTACCTGATGTACCTAAAAATACTGTACCTGCCTCTGGTTTATTATATAAAAAGTAAGGTGGGTCTGAAGTAACCGTATTTAGCTTGCCGTATATAAACTCATTACTTGTCTTTACCGATTCTGTTATTAGCACCCCATCGTCGCCTTGGAGCTGTACGAAACTACTAAACAGTCTTAAGTGTGCATATATATCACTGTAATACTCTGCATTTGTTGTGGCCTTACTCTTATTACCAGAGACACTCAAATTAACACTATACCCATCATCAGCGGAAACAGATGGCCAGCTTTGATAGGAATTAAATCTAGTTAGTATAATTGGATTTTCAAGAGAAGAGTTCAACGCACTACTACCTTCTTTGTATGTTAAAAATAATTTATCAGGTATAACGTTACTTATGTTGAAAATAGGTCGAGTGACAACAGTATAGAAGTTTGATGCACTATCTACTGCTACTAATGTGACTTTATATTCACCTGGATACTTATAATAATGAGACGCGGTGAGGTCTGTTGATATTGTGCCGTCACCTAGGTCTATAAAATACCGATAACTATCAACTAGTGGCGAAGCTGATACTCCGTTCAGATCTGTACCATCAAAATCCGGAAAGACTCTAAATGTGTACTGCTCATTTGCAAACCCTGGAATGGCCGATATACCTCCCCATTTACTCTCTCTGGTGGACGGGTCAATGACACGCACCGGTAAGTTTATAGGTGGTAGAGTACTATAATCTCTATCAAAATTATAAATCTGAGATTCTGGTGATGTTATGGGCATAATTAATCAATAATTTCTACGTTAATTCTACTTTTCAAATCACTACTATATAAGAACGGAAATTTGAAGTACGGTAATGATACGTTAGACCCTGTACTCGCAATATCGACATCAGCATATGCAGCGTTGAAGTTATATATGTTTAAAAATGGTACACTTCTAACTATTTCACCAGTATCAGCGCTACGCTTAACAGTTCTTAGACCTGCAACACCTTCAATAGCCAGAATTTTAGTACTGATGGCTGTAATGTTAATAGTGTCGCCTAGCTTTACGTTCGCCGGGTCAAAAGCTTCTTCAAAAACGTTATTAGCTTCCTCTATAATACGCGCTGCACTAATTCTATTATTCTGCTTACGTTGTATAATTAGTTCAGAATACTCAATATCATCAAGAGATGGCTTGTCGTTAAAGCTATCTTGCAACCCAATTGTAACTCCAACATAGACTGGATCCATTGGCTGTATTTCGGAGTTAATAATCTTTTGAGACTGAGCAGTATTAATAACTTCTGATTTCTGTGCTTGTGTTAAATAAAATAAATTATTATCACTATCTGCTATCTTTATCTTCGGTACCATAAAGGCGTATACCTGGTTAGCCTGATTAGTAGTAGAGAATTTAACCTGATTGAATAAGAATCTTGAATCTTGGTTAGGTCTATCTAAACCAAGGTCGTAATAATACTTTATAACAGTATCAATAAATGACTCATTACTCACCAAAACCGTACTTGTGATTATATTACTATAACGCTTTTCTACAAACGCTTGGAAATCATCGTTTGTTACAATTCTATTCTGCGCAAAGAAGCTTCTAGGTGCATTTTCCTTGATTTGCTTAACTGTTTCAATCTCACCAGGGCTAGTAGCTCCGATAGAGTTTGTAAATGCTACCGCCGATGCAAGGTTAGGTGTTAGGATAAGAATATTAGACTCGTATATATCGGGCGTTATTGCTTCAAACTGTGTTGTTGTAAATACATTAAGATTATTACCGTCTAGCTTACCAGCGGAAACTTTACCACCTATACCATTACTCTTCAAGTAATATATAAAAATCTTATCTCCGGTTTGGAGTTGTATGCCATTGACACCGTTACCAAATTTTATTTCATAAAACCCATTCTCATTTAAACGTTTCTCAAATACATAACTCGTATTAGTAGCATTAAAAAGAGAATCAATCTCTGCAAATTCATTATACTTATTAGTGTTGGCGTTTTGAATATATACACCAATTGAATCAGCCTCAATATTAACCGGTGTCTGGTTAATATTATCTCTAACTAATAGGGTTACAGTTTCAAACTCTTCACCAATAGCTGTAAGAACAGGGTTCTCGACGTACTTCCCTTGATACAGTAGAGTATTTTCTGACAACGTCGTCAGTTGTTCATCAGCGATATTGGTCTTACTAAATGTTGCATCCTTGATGAAAGAATAGTCAGTACCATCGATACTAAAATACGAATATCTTTTTATAGTATATACGTTTACCGGTAACCTACTACTAGCCTCTGCTTCAAAAGGCAGTACTGCTGTCTTATAACCAGTAGGCTTGTATCCTATAAGCTTAGTAATCCTGTTAATATTTTCAAAAACAGTAGATTCGTTGAATAGAGACTCAGAAGAGGTTTGGTTAAGGTAAAATAGTGAGAGGTGGTATGATAGAGCAATGATATCAATAATAGCAGATAGGTTACTGCCTTCAAAATCTTGGTCAGTAAAGGTACCGCCTTCTCTCAAACGCTGCTTAATTAAGCTCTTTAGAGTTAGGGCATCGAAAGTTGCATAAGCATCCTTCGGTAGTGTAAAGTCAGTATTATCCGCCATATATTTATTTATGAATAAAAAACATTAATTAAACGGAAAAACCGGATCGAGACAAATTACCGGAAAGATTAAATTTAGCGCCTTTAAACCTAGGGATACTGTATGTGAAATTGCATATATAACTATGATTACCAATATCCGGTGTTATTGTTAGGTTGATAATGTTAACTCGTGGCTCATTTGCTGCTACATTATCGATAATACCTGTACCAATAGCATCAGCTCGTTCTTCTGTTACTGGTAAGAAAAGAAGGTCACCGAAATTGATGCCGAACGTGGGATTGAGTGGCTTTTCACCCGGCGATGTTGTTATAAGATTAATGAATGCGTTTTGTATTGCCTCGACATTAACATCGTCAAGAAGGTCTCTAACTTCTTTACCCTTATTGAGAGGGTCATTATTTGTATAACCTAAAACTAAATCTAGTCTAAGATCATTATAAATAACTTTATTCTCTTTCTGTGGTTGAGCTTGTGTTAGTATGTTTAAGTTAATCTCGGCCATTGTATATATTATTTAAGCTATGGAATTATTAACTCGAAACCATAAATAATAATATGGCGAACAAATTTCTAAATCTTATCGAAGCAACTATACAGAGAATGACTAACGGTGGTATCCTAACTGGTGATAGAGTACAGCTAGCAGATGATTACAAGTCTCATAAAGGCTTTAAAGAATTACCTAAAACAGTGCAGGACTATATTGAAAGTATCTTTAAGGATACAGACCTCAATAAGAAGGTAATTAATATTAAAACCGAATACCCTAGTTCGGCGCCAGGTAATGAAGATAACAGAGGCTCTTCGTTCATTGCTACAGTAGCTGTTGAACTTACTAACGGTCTGTATGATAATGAGAATTCAGTATCCGTACCAATGAGTATACTAGTTGCTGACGATGGCGGCCATGGTGCTGATTTCGGAAGTGCTCCAGTACCTGACTCAGTTAAGTATGATAACAAGGT